CCAATCAACTTTAGATTCGTTTTTAGATACGTGGTCTTCCATACCCTCAAGTTGTTTACCTGTAAATAAATCACCAATCTGGAGGTAATAACAATTGTAACATAATAATTGAATGTTTTCAAGTCGATAATGTTGTTTATTACCATCTTTAAAATTCATTATTAAGGGCATTTTATAATCTAATACCCTACGCTCATGAAAACCACATGATGTGCATTCCTCTTGTATATAACCTTCCTGAATTAAGCGATACTTAATTTTGGCTGGATTAAAAGATGATGGGTCAATTCTACCTTCAATTAAATCTAGTAAGGCAAAATCCTTTCTTGGGTTACCATTACTTAAAAACTTTGGAATGCCTTTACCGGATTGGTTTTTATGTTGTTCAAATAAATTAGCATAACCTGGTTCTGTAGCATCATATGTTCTAGCCCACTTTTTATAATGGATATAGCTACAATTAAGGTATCTTGCTGCTGCTTTATTACTTTTAGTTTTAGCAACAGCTGCTCTTATCATTTCATGACTTAAAGGACGGGCCTTAGGCATCTTTTTCTATTTTAGTTTCACTGAATCCAAATGGAATATCTGTAGGTGTTTCGGGATCTTCTAATAATACTGCTCCGTTTTTACGTAGCTTATTTTCTGCCTCCATATACTTTTTAAATTCATCATGTTCTAAATGAATTGTTTCTACCCAAGTATGATCACCTGTGCCCTTCATAATTGTTACTGCTCCTTTCTTTTGAACTGTTGAACAAGCAACACAACGAGTTGTTGTAGGCATAATTTCTAAACGTTTGGGGTGGATTGTTTCTCCACATCCCGAGCAATGTCTTGTAACCATATTTATTTTTTTAATTTTTCAATTCGTTTTAAGAAGTTCCAAAGTTGTTCTGGAGTTTCTACTATCACGTCTTCTTGAGAATCTTTATCGTGGTCATTAAATTCAATAGGTGATATTTTACCTTCCTCATCAAATCTATCATAAATCCACCACAGAATGATATCTGTTTTCCATTCACCATAATGTATTAGAAATAAATTTTCTATCATTATATAAAATGGCTCATCATAAGATGAAATATTAAACATAAAATTACCCTCTAATTCCTCGGTGCGATTATTACAATTATCAAAAATATCGATAAGGTCAATAAACGTATCTTTTTCATTCATTACCCGTTTTTTAGGTTGAACTTTTAAATTCTTACCAAAGTTTTTCATAAAATAGTTGTTACACTGAATACTTTTAAAAATTCTTTTAGGGGTAATTGTTTACGCTCAGCAAATAATTTAGCTGCTTGTAACCTTGAGGTTGTAACTACACGACCGATTGTTTCTTGATCTTTGTCGCTTCTGCTATAAAACTTGAATATCATATTAATAATTATTAAATTGTTTCAAATTCAATTTCAATTCCACCTAAACCCCATGCCTCGCTATTAAAACTTTCTTTAAACCACTCAACATAATTCCATGCATCATTATATGCTTTTGTATCACCTGTATATTCCCCTTTATTTTCAGGATCTAATACACGAGTACCATCTGCTTTAGTATAATAAGCACCATGTTCCATATGAAATAAGGGTGGATTATATAATACTTGTAAACCAAATCCATTTAATACTGCTTTCTTCTGAACATTAGTATCAGCAAAACAAGCAAATATCATTTCTTCCTCAAATCCTTTCATTTTATCCCATACATGTTTAGGAGCCATTTGGAAATCACCACAACAATTGATTAAACTATATTTATCGTTTGGAGTAACCATTGCTGGGAATACTCTTTCTGGGATGGTGTTGTATAATTCTTCTTGAAGTGCTTTCCAATTTTTATGTCCATGTTTATAAACTACATCTTTAGGAGCTTCACGTCTAGAAATAGTATAAAATGTATTTGGATCTAGAGTTTCAATTAACTTAATTAAATCTTCACGTTTTGGAGGGATAATATCAATATTAGTAGAAACAATCCAATCACATTCACTTCTTCTAATACCAATATTTCTACTTAATGTTTCATTACATTGTTGAGCTTGTGGGTGGATTATAATTTGAGATACAATTTCCGGAGGTATAACAAAATGTTTTAATTTTCCAGTTTTAGGTAATTCATCTTTAATCTCCCACACAAAAGATCCACTTGGTGAGTTCCAATCAATATAAGTTACCTCATCAAATGTATCTAACATTGATTTAAAATGTATTAGACCACGTTCGAAATCTTTATAACCGTCGTTTCTATTTACTACTACTACTCCTATTTTCATAATATTTTATTGTTTCAGTAAGACCTTCAGTTAATGAAGCAAATTTATAATCTTGTAAATGTGTATTTATTAATTTTTTATTAGGTGAACCTACAAATGCTGTCGTATCCCATTCAATTAAATTAAAATCATATCCTACAATATCGCAAATCGTTTGAGCATATTCTTTAATTGAATGTTCTTGTCCTGAAGATAAGTTAACTATTTGTTTATCCCAAGTTAATGATTCAATAATAATATCAACCGCATCCTTAATATAAATTAACTCACGGGTTTGATCTCCAGTACCCCAAAGTACTACTTTATCGCCTCCGTTTTTAGCATCAACTATTTTTCTAATTAAATCAAATATAAAATGTTTATCATGTAGATCATACTCAGGACCATAAAATACAGATGGAATTAAATAACTATAATCCATATTATATTGTTGTTTAAATGCTTTAAGTCCAATTAATATGTTACGTTTAATATTTCCGTATACTTCATATCCTGGTTCTGGTTCGCCTTTTAAATAATTTTCCTCAACTTTAATTACATTTTTATCATATCCACAAGATGAACCAAACGTAATTAATTTAGCTTGTGATTGGAGTTCAGACCAATAAGTAAAAATATCAGAATTAATACTACTATTAATTAAAAATTGATCAGCGGAATGAGTTTGACAATACCCGCCAGCCGCTGTTTTAACCGCAAGGTGAATAATATAATCAAATTTTTCTTCTAAATACCAAATTCCTGTAAATCCATTAGAATCAACAGCTATTACTTCATGGTTTTGATCTTGTAAAGCAGGCATTAAATGTCTACCTACAAATCCTGATGCTCCGGTAATTAGTATATTCATTAGAAGTTTAAAATTTCAGAACGTTTTTTTAAAAGTGTTAATCCATTATTTACAGGAATAGTCATCCATTCCCATTTAGTTGAATCTAATTCATTAACTGCTCTAAATGGTCCTCCTTCATCCCATTCAGTACCTTTAGCACTAATAGGATTATAGTATTTTGGAGCACAACCACTACCCATTAAGTCGTGTAAAACAATAATTGTTTTTTCATCTGATATTTGGTCAATTAATTCTAATTCTCTTTTTACGTGAGGATAAGTATGCCAATCGTCCACATAGATAAAATCATAATATTCATTTTTTGCTACTGCATCTTCAAGAAATTTAATAGCGTCTGATTTTACAAATGTATAAATATCTTTTAAGTCATTAGGGCAACTCCATAATGTATTTTCGATATCTACACAAGTAATTTTTCCCTCTAACAATGAAACAGCAGCAATCATAGGTTCTGTAGTATCACCATATCTTACTCCTAATTCTAGGATATTTTTACTTTTGTTTTGTAAAACTAAAGAAAATAAAGTCATTAAATGCCAATCACTGTCTCTTGGTGTTGGTGAAAGAGTATAAGCTATACATCTTTGGAATAATTCTTGAACTGATTCTTTCATATTATAAATTTGTGAAGTTGTTATTTGAGTTTTCAATAATAGGGTATGCTTTTAGTAATTCATCAATACCAGCTTCTAAAGTAAATTTTGGAAACCAACCTAATGATTCTAATTTATCATTACTTACAATGTAATTTCGTTTATCTGGGTCTTCATTAATTTCACTCTCAGCAATATAGAAATCGGGAATAAACGTTTTAATTGTTTCACACAATTCTTTTTTACTAATATTAGCTGAACTTAAACCTACATTAAATGCTTGACCTTTCATTTTGTCAAAGTTTTGTATAACAAATACAAATGTATAAGCAATATCTCTAATATGAATAAAATTACGTTTAAAATGAGATTCAAACAAAACAATATATTTATCTTTATAGGCTTTGTATGTAAAGTCATTTACTAACAAATCTAATCTCATACGAGGAGATATACCAAATACTGTAGCCAATCTTAAAGTAACAGCATTACCATTTTCTAATAATGATTTTTCAGCTTCAGTTTTAGTTACACCATACAATGAAATTGGATGTAATGGTGTTTCTTCAGTACAATGGATTCCATCTTGCCCAATTCCATAACCACTATTTGTTGTTGGGAAAATAATTTTTTGGTTCGGACGAGTTACTTTTGTTAACCACTGAACTGCTTCCTGATTAGTTGTTACTGTTAATTCTGGGTATTTTTTACAAGCTGGCATTCCAACAATACAAGCTAAAGGAATAATAATATCTGCCTCTTGTACTAAAGGAAGCATTTTATCGTAATCACGAACATCTATTTTATGAAATTCAAATTCATCTCTATGGCAATGTTGGGTTAATGTAGTTTGATTATACATTAAACTATCGATAGCAATAATTTTATCAAACATTTCATCGTGATTATCAAATAGATAATCAATTAAAACTGAACCTATATAACCTGCTGCTCCTGTAACTAGTATTTTCATAATTTAATATTTTGTGCTTGTAAATCACGTAATGATAATATAGGATTATTGATAGGCCAAGTTATATTCAAAGAAGGATCATTCCATCTAATGGTAAATTGATTTTCAGCACCACCATAATATTCAGATTGTTTATATGAGAAAATAGCTGTTTCGCTCATAACTAAATGTCCATTAGCACATCCAGCAGGAATTAAAATTTGAGTTCTGTTTTTATCATTAACAGCATATTGAACCCATTTTAAATAACTTGGTGAATCTTTTCTCATATCAACTACAGTAATTAAAAGACTACCGTGCAAACATTGAATTAATTTCCATGTTTTAGAATCACCATGTAATCCTCTAAGAGTGTGTCTTACAGATGTACTGATATCATCTTGTACCCAATCAATTTTTGTTTTTAATACTAAAGGAATAATATCATAATTTTGTTTATTCCAAGTTTCAATGTACTCTCCTCTGTAATCATAGTGTTTAAAAGGAGTAATTTCTGTTACGTCTTTGATTGTTTCGTTAAATTTGTATTTCATATTTTTTTATAAAGGTATTTGTGTATATTCTACAATTGTTGGGATAATATTAGGGCAATATTTTTCGTAAACCATATTTGTATCTTGTTCTAATGAATGGGGGATTTGTGAATATAAAGCAGGATTACCTGCTGGTTTAGTATGAACCATTCTTACAATATCTATAATGGCTATTTTATCTTTAGGATAACCTAATAAATAAGGCCAAGCATGATCGTACCCCCAAGATGAATAATTAGCATCAAACGTTTTTTTAACTTTCATCACTGTATCTAAATCCATACAAGGTGCCATTACTTCTACAAAATTAGTATAACGTAAAAAGTAGTTATCTTGAGGTAGAGTTACTTGGTGTGAAGCGTGTCCTAAAAGTGCTGGTTGGCAAATTGATAATTTGTATTGTTTTGCTATTTGGAATAATCTGTTAATGCTAGCAGCATCTATTAATAAATCATCATCAGGGAACCAAATATATTCATATTTAGATACCCATTCTAAATTACTATCAATAAAAGCTTTAGTCAACCACCATTTAAAACCTTTAGAGGCATAAACGTGAGGAGTATCTTGAATATAAGATTTTGCTACATCCTTATTATCTCCATAATAAAGTAAAACTAAATCAAATTCAGGATTACCTTTTAACCATTCTTTATGAAGGGATTTATCACCAGCTGGAGCTATAATTAAATTCATTATACTTTATATTTAGTTCTACCTGTTTGCTCAATTTTATCATATAAATCATTTTGAGCTACTTGACGTTCTAATTGTTTTGGATGTAATATACAAAATAATTCTTCAGCAGGCAAGTAAACGTACGTTTTATGTCCTTCAATTTTACTATGAAGCAAACCATCCCATTTTACCCAATCACAATTACGATATAATCTCATTTGCCAATCAGGAAAATTAACCCATCCTTTTTCATTTACATTCCATCTCCATTTTGCAATATATTCTTGAGTTAAACCTTCAACGGTATTAATACGAGGCATAATAAATAAATCTGTTTCATTATTATTCTCTAGGATTTGGGGTAACATTTCTAAAAATTCTAATTTTACTAATTCATCTGCATCTAATTGAAGAATATAATCACCAGTACATAAACTATTTAAATAATTTTTCTGTGTATGGTCTCCATCGAATGTTCTGTATTGGAGTGTGATTTGGTCTTTATACTTGTCTAATACTAATTTAGTTAATTCATCATCTGAATTATCATCTACTATAACAACCTCGTCTATAGGACGTTTATTTGTTGTTAAAAATGAAAGTAAAGTATCGATGTACTGTCCTTCATTATGGGTTAAAATTGCGTAACTTATTTTCATCTAAAAATTTATTTAATTTTTTAACATTCATACTAACATTTAACGGAACTCTAATATCTTCATTTCTAATAGATAAAACATTTGGTTTAGTTTTTTTAGCTAAACAATACATACTTTTAAATTCAGTTCCAACATTGAATAAACCTTTTTTATTATTTTTTATTAACTTAATATATAAATCAGATATAACATCTACATAATCAAAATTGCCTAAATGATCTATCCAAGCCCCTGTATAAGGGAATGGTGTAGGTTTATGAGTACCTCTAAGTATTAAATAATCTTTTGATTTAAGCTCAATATAACCATCAGCTAACAATTTAGTATAAGCATAATAAGTAGCTTGATGTACAGGAACTCCATCTTCATCTGGCGAACCAATTGAATTGGTATAGACATAATCTGTTGATACGTGAACTAATTTTTTACCATGCATATTACAATAATCAACTAATTCAACTACTGCTTTATAATTAATATCCCAATGTGATTTTTTATTATCATCATATGTTTTTGTATGGGCAATACAATTAACAATAACATCATAAGGAAGTAATAAATGAGCCCAAGTAGTAATATCTCTTAAATCAATACCATCAACAGAGCGAGATAAAATATCCCACCCTGTTTGTTTGGATAATTCTTTACCTAAAATTCCATTACCTAGAATTACGGGTTTCATTTATTGAAAAACTCTTTAATTTTATCACAAACATAATCTACATCCTCAATAGTCATTCCGTGGTGTGCACCTAATAAGAAACCATTTTTCATAATAAGATCAGCATTTTCAAATGACTGTAAATAATCTCTATAAACAGGGTGACGTGTTACGTTTCCAGCAAATGTTACTCGTGTTTGAATGTTATTATCTTCTAAAAAGTTAAGTAAGTCAAAACGTTTTTCAGTTTGTAAAGGAATAGCTAACCAGTTAGGTTGAATAGAATCATCTGGTAGAATTAAATCACCTATACCTTGAAGGTTTTTAATATAACGTTCAATATTTTCTCTTCTAATTTGTGAGAACTTTTCAAAACGGTGTAATTGAACTAATCCAAAGGCAGCATTCATTTCACAAGCTTTCATATGATATCCTAATACAGAATATAAGAACTTATGGTCATAAGGAATACCGTCTACACTGTGGTTAAAGCGATCATCCATAATTTCCGAATCATCACCCATCCTACCCCAGTCTCTGTATTGGAGACACTTAGTGACGTGTTTTTTATCGTTAAACATTACCATACCACCTACACCACCTGCTGTAATTACGTGTGAAGCATAAAAACTAGTTGTTGCTACATCACTTTCTGAGGTTTCAGTAATTGTATCAGCTGAATCTTCAATCAAAATAATATCTGTTCTGCCTAACAATTTAATTTCTTGCTTTAATTTAGTCCAATTTGGTTTATTCCCAATTAAGTTAGGTAACATAATTGCTTTTACCTCCGGAGTAATAGCTGCTACTACTTGAGCAATATCAGCTACATAATCACTTAATCCTACATCTACAAATTTAGGTTCATAACCTAGTTGGATAATAGGAGCTAATGTAGTTGAAAAAGTACAAGCAGGAGTAATAATTTTACATCCTTTAGGTAAATCTAAAGCAGCAATAGCTAATAAACAAGCTGATGAACCGGAGTTAACAAATACTCCAAATTTCTTACCAAAACGTTTAGCAATTGCTTCTTCAAATTCAACAGATTTAGGACCTTGTCCACCCAACCAGCCCGAACGAAGTGCTTCTTCTACGGCTTTGATTTCTTCTTCTCCATAAGATTCAAACTTATAAGGAGCATACCATATTTTTTTCATATTTTTATTATTTTATTATTCAGGTAAAACGTCAATGTACGAAAGCGCTTCCATAAAATCACGCTCATTAAATTCTTTTAATGTAGTCATATCCATTCTCCATTCATAATATTGTCCTTCTTTTCCTGGGATTGGGTATTTTTCTTGTTCTCCTTCAGTAACTGGAACTGCTTTTACAGCAGCCCAACCCCAATTAAATGAAGAAGGACCATTAGCAAACACCATCCCTTGAGTAGGAATATTAACCATTGAAGGGAACCAAATTTGCTGGTTTTCATCTGTAGTACATAAATCCTTATAAAGTTCAGGTAGGATAGATATTTGTTGATTATAAAAGTCTTCACCTACTTTCATTAATGAGTTGGTTTGAAAACCACAACCATAACATAATTGTGTTTTAATATCTTGGTTCACTTCATCTACATAACAAGCATCTGAACCACAACGGGAGCAATTAATTAAGTTATCCATTTATTTTTTCTAATTTAGGGAGTTCAATTTTTTTAAGGGTTGGTAATTGGAATGTCAATTCTTGAGGGAAATCAGGAATATATTGAGTTAATAAGCTATCAACTTTTTCTTTCATTTTATCCCAACTAAATTCATTTTTAGATTTAAAAGCTTGACGTTTAGCTTTTTCAGTATAGTTTTTATAATTTTCAAATACGTCTTTTAAATAATGACCTATTTGTCCATGATCAGGGGCAAACCAAAGTGATTCAGGGAGTAACCATTGATTAGCAGCACTTGGATGAACTTGAGTAAGTTGTCCTCCAATTAAACTAGTGAATTCAGGATTAAGGAAATCCATTTGTCCACTCCATCCTGAAGAGATTAATGGTTTTTTGGTTAAAGTAAATTCTAATAATGGACGTCCATAACCTTCACCTTTAGTTAAACTAATCATAGCTTTTACTTTTGAATGATTATATAATTCATTCATTTCCTTGTCACTAAAATCTCCATGCAAAACATAAACATTAGGTAAATTATTTGAACCTACTGTTTTTTTAATTTGTTTAATTTTCTTTAAAATTTCCTCTCTATCCATGTATGATGAACTTACTTGAGCAGTTTTTAAAATTAAAGCAGGTTTATTTGTTTTGTTCTTAAATGTTTCATAAAACGCTTTTACTAATAAACCAACATTTTTTCTATCTTCGCCTAAATCCCCTTGCATCCAATGTCCTACAAACAAATAAGCAAATTTTTCTTTAATAGAATCTAAATTAATATTTTTAACAAGATGAGATTCAATGGATTTGTAAATATTTAAATCAGCTCCTTCAAATACTACTTCAATAGGTTTATTAAGTTCAACAACTCCCTCTAAAGCATTAGTTTCTTTATTACGTCTTTCAAATTTAGATTCTTGAAATACTTTTTTAGCATGTTCTGATGATGTAAAATTTAAATCCATTCTATTAATACCTTCTACAAATTCAGCTGAGCAAAGTGTGGTTTCAATTCCTGCTGTACATCCAATATTGAATTTTCCTACTGGATTGAATTCACTAGGAATAGTAATTTGCATCCAAATTTCTGGTTGTTTGGGGATTTGATTATGTGGAAGGGTATGTTCTAGTAAAAATCCCCATTCAGGATTATCATTACAAAATCCAAAAGGTGTACTACCCCAACGTTGAGATAATAATTTCACATTGTATTTATCTGTTTCAATAATGGCTTTAACTAAATCTCTTGCACGAGCACCATAGCCACTGTAGGTGTCAAAAGGGCAACTTATAATAAATAATGGTTTCATTTTAATATAACAATTTATGGTTTATAACTCTATCTTTAACTTTATTAGCATTAATTAATTCGTATTTTTCTCTTGGTTTCCAAGTATTAAATAAAGTGTTAAAGGCTTCAATTACTCTAGCACCTTGTTTTTCTCCTGTAAATCCTGCTTCCTCACTAATGGCCCATTCTCTGCCTTTTAATCCCCTAGCTCTACGTTCCTCAGAAGATAATTTATATAGTTCGGAAATTTGAGCAGCAGCATCTTCTGATGTACATCTGTCATCCCAAATATAAGGGGTTTGAGGAGAACCATTAAGTGATCTATTTGTTGGAAATACTGGAAAAGCCCAATCACCATGTTTTTTGTATTTACCTGTATGGTTTGATGGTACATCGGATGATGGGGTAAACCATTCATCATTTTCATCTTCAAATCTCATTTGGTCTTGCATCCCCCCAGTTACGTTTGCAATAATAGGATTACCTACTAAAATAGCTTCAGTTAAACTTAATCCCCAACCTTCATTTGATGTTAATAATATTTGAGCATCTGTACTATTGTATAATAGGTTCATCTGTTCAGGATTAAATTTAGCATCTGTAAAGATAACATTGTATTGATCTCCATTTAATATTAATTCAATAACTGCTTCTAAATCTGTACCATGATCTAAAACTCGTTCGGTGTGAAGTACTATAGCACATTTTTTAGCTTGTTCAATAGGTAAGGTATCAATAAAATATCTATAAGCTAAAAGTGTATCTGGAATGGATTTACGTCTAATATTTCTAGAGTTAAAAAGTAAGGTAAAATCATATTCTTTTCCTTTAAATAAATGTTTTTTAAATTCTAATAAGTTTGCATCCTTCTTATCTAAAGGTTTAAATATTTCATGGTTTAAACCATGAGGTACATAACGGATAATTTTGTTTTTTGCTTTATCACCTAATACTAACCTATTAATATTTACTGTTTGTTTAGAAATCCCCATTAACAAATCACAGGCCTCATAATAAGGTAAATTGTATATAGGAGCAGGATAATCATCCCAAATATTTAAATAGGTGATTGGTATTGATTTACGGATTTCATTTTCCATAGCAAACAACCAAACAAAATAACGTGGATCAGTAATCAACATAATTGCATCTGGTTTTTCCATTTGGATTAATTGTCTTAAAAGATCTGGGTTGCCATAATCATTTACAGGATACATAATTACTGAAGAATCTGTTAAACCTGTAGTTTCATTTGTTGATTGGGATAAATCTAAACGTTTACCTTGTTCTGGGTGGTGGATTGCTCCCCCTAAGTTAACCCAATTAAAATGTTGAGCTGTGTGGATTACAATTTCTTTTGCTACTGTTGCTACACCAGAGTGAACTCTAATGTCGTCACAAATAAGCATAATCTTTTTTCTTTCCTGTGGAGGAAGATAAGCAAAACTTGAATTCATGTGTTTTTTAGTTTTTAGTTTCTAGGTTGTTGTGTGAATGAACTTTTTTACGAAAATCATCATCTGTAAGATACAAATGAATAGTGCGGTCGGCAAGTTTTTGTAAAGAAAATTTGTATTTAACACAAGCAATCTTGAAATCATCGAATAACTCGCTCTGTACTTTCACAGAGGTTAATGTCATATCTTTTTTTATTGTCATAGCTTTTATTTTATTATATATAAATATACGTAGGTTTTTTAAGATATACCCTTACTGCATAGTTCTTTCTTATTCTTAAAAGGACAAAACTTACAACTATTAAGTGATGGATTTGGTTCGTGAGTTATATCTTTATAAGAACCATCTGTGTTAAATACACCTTCAATAAAACTTGTTACAGCATTTACTGCCTTATTTAATTTTATTTTACCCGATGCTGGTTTAAATTCTTGTATTCTGGATAGGGGGTATGGGCAATCTTCCCATAATTTGCGTTTAACAATAAAGAATTCAATATCAATTTTATCAACTTCAACTCCAAATTGTTTAGCAAAAAAGTGCTTGTATAGGATTAATTGGAATTGTTTTGTTTCATCTTTTTTCTCATAATCGCTCCATCCCTTAGTAGATGTTTTAATATCTAGGATTTTAAAGCTATTAGTTGGTTCATGATATAAAACCACATCTAAATAACCTTTATATAAAACATTATTAAATTGGAGTAATGGAGTTAAAATAATAGGAACTTCACAACCTATTAAATACCAACCTCTTTTACCAAAATGGCCACCTCTATTTTTCTTTACAACCTTAATAATTTCAAGTCCATCTTCAAAAAATTCCTTCATTTGGACAGGGTCACTGAAATGGACTTTTTTATTTGATTTGTAATCTTTTAAATATGTTTCTCTAAAACGTTCCTCAAAATAAGCCTCTAAATCAATTCTATCTGCCTCGGCACCACTTATCTCGTATATAGTTGTTATATAGTGTTGTAAGGTTTCGTGTAATGCCGTCCCGAATGTCATATGAATCGACGCTTCAGACGTGTAGTGACCGTCTTTATACTGTAAAGACCATTTGTGTGGACAGTTAGTATACATCGAAAGTTGACTATACGAGATCGATTTTTGAGTCGCATAGTTAACCTCGTTAACAGGTTGCTTTTGTATTTGTTTTACAATAGCAGGTATTTTTTTCTTCTTAGCCACCTAAGGTTTGCTTTAATTTTTCAAGATATAAAATACCATCTTGTAGTTCTTGTTGAGCATGATTAATCCAGTCTAATACTGATAAATCTTGTCTATCAAGAGTATGTCCATATTTGGTTTTACCTTTAGATGCCCTAGAAATAAAACTATCAACAATAGAATCTACTACTGTGTCTGTTTTTAAAATGGTTCTTACTTCAGGATGTTCTCCTCTAATTCCTAAATCACTGTTTTTTGTCATTTAACTTCTTTTAATAACCGTTTTATTTCCTTTTCGTCAACCCCTGATTTTTCAAGAATTTGTTCTACTCCAGATTTTTTTAATAACTCAATATATTCTTCTGCCTCACCTAATGATATTGTAAAATGATCAGCAATGTGATGTAACAGTTGTTCGTTTAGTTTCTTACGTGATCCTTTCACGTATTTGAGGAAAACATTTTTCTTAGGTAACATATGGCAGTAGTATTTATAGGTTTTTTCTTTTTCGGGATAAGGTATCCTTTGGCCATAATTAGCAACCTCCGTATACTCCTCATACATACTAACAAATCGATGAACCATGTAAGAATTAAACGAATTTTGCTGGTCTTCTGTAAAAGATGACCAAGCGGTTTTCGTTGTTGTTATCTCTTTAAGCCAATCAAATATTGTCATTTGATGCTTCTTCAAATTCAGCTCTTAAATCTTTGGGAAGCAATTCTACTAATACTTTTCCTGTAACTACATCATAAAATACAGGTACTGGAATAACTCCGTCCTCTGATGTACCTGATATAAAACGAGATACTTTACGTAAAATAACTCCTTCTGAAAATACTTGATTGCCTTCAGGTGAGGTGATTGGTGTTGTGTTTTTAATGTCAATGTTGACATTCATTTGTGGTTTATTGCTCATTGTTTTCTTTTTTATGTTTTTTCCAATCTAAATAAAATCCGGTAGCTACTAATATGTTCATACCAAAAGATGCTATTATTTCTTTAAAGTCCTCATATACATTCATAGTTAAATGAATATGCCCTACTGCCCAAAATGGTATAGATAAATTACTAGCTATCCACATTACAAAAAATAGGACAAATTTTCTCATATAACTCTTTTACTTGAAATTAAAGATAAAATCCTACTGATAAGCGCAGCACAGTT